TGGTACTTGTCCATCGAGCGATAGTAGATCGTGGTCGACGCCCCACTGACGGGCTTGGTGATGGTCAACTCTGCCTCCCAGGCCAATATGCCGCGCGACGAACCGACGATATCCACCGCCGACACCATCTCAATAACGTCACCGGCTGCCAGGTTGGCCTGCACAACGTTGGCCGAAGGCTGCACGTAAATGTAGCCGCCCGCTGCGGTCATGTTCCCGCCCAGCTCAATGCACTGTGCCTCGCCATACGCGGCGGGCTCCTTGTACCACCGCGTGGTGATGCCGGTCAGGCCAGAGCCAACAGCCTTGTAATTGTCCGCCAGCACAGACCCGGCCACAGCGTTTACGCCAGCCGGGAGCGTGCCGCCAGTGCCCGCCAGCAGCGGGTTGGCATTGAGGCAGCCGAATGGGCGGATAGCCGAATAGATGTCGCCAGCGTCTGTCGGGAGCGGGACGCCGGGGAATTCAAAGTTTGCGGTGATGATCGGCACGACTCGCGAACAAATGAAGTCGGCACCGAGGATGTTGGGGTGCAAACCTTCCACTGTCATGGCCTCGGTGAAGCCGTCCCAGATGTTCACGACTGGTACGAACTGGCTGACGTAGTCCAGCACCCAGTCTTTGTAGGCGATCGCATCGGCCAGCGCCTGACCGTTCAGGGCCTTAATGCCGAAACGTGGCGTGCCCGTGCCGAGGATCAGGTACTTGCCTGGCGTATTCAGGAACGCGGTGACGATCTTCATCACATTGGCTTTGGTGTCCGCCAGCGACATACCGGCCGTGGTACTGTCGTTGGTGCGCGACAGCAGCAGCCAGAGGTCGGCAGTGGACGACGCAATGCAGGCCGGCAGCCGGGCGAGAAACTGGCCGGTGTGGTCGCCGACCTTGCCCTGGTTGTCGAGGTAGCTGGGGAACAGTCCGGTGCGCGCCGCAATCATCGCCGCGTAGCCGTAGGCCTCGGTGCCGAAGGCCGTCGCGGCGATGGTGTGGCAGTTGCCCGAGAAGCTGTCACCGAGCAGGCCGAGGCCACGGCGGATCGGCTGGCGGCGCGGTATTGGGTTGACCAGCAGGCTCATGCGTACACCTCAAACGCAGCGCCAGCAGCGGGCACGATACGGATGGTCGCCGGCGGAAAGCTCAGCTGGTAGGCACCGTCTTTCCAGAACGTGTCGGTATTGATCCAGCTATCACCGGCCTGGATCTGGACTGACACCGATCCGCCGTTCGCCTTCACTGCAAGCGTCACCTTCATGGTGCGGTCGTAGGTTTCTTGTTTCGTCACTGTCTGCACAGCATTCCCCAGCGGCCTATGGCCTGAAATGGATTGGTTGAGGGGTGTCTGTGTTTATGCCAGCACCTTCAATGCCCGGGCGTACAGCGCCTGCCGATCAGCCAGGCCGTTGGTGCCGCCGTTGATGCGCCTGGTGATGGTCAGGAAGTCGCCTTTGTCGGCCCAAGAGTTCAGCTCGCTCTCGTGCCAGAACCACGCCGCCGACATCGCGGCATGCTGCGGGAGCTCGAGCAATTCGGGATGGTTGATCAGGTCCAGGCCCAGCGCTTCGCCGCACGCCTCGTAGTTGGCCCGGCCGGTGATCTGGATCAAGCCCCGTCCACGGTAAAGCTGGCCATCGCCGTCGGCCTCGGGCGTGTTACCCAGGCGCTCGGCCAGCTTGCCGGTGTCGTACTTCGACAGGTAGGCGCTGCCGCCCAGCTCGCGAACGTAACGCAGCTGGCCGGACTCGTGGCCCACTTGGGCGATGAATGCCGCGATGCGCAGGCGCGTGACGATCTGGTACTTGCTCATCGCCGTGTTGAGGACGGGTGCAAAAACGCCGGCTTTCTGGCCGGCGCTCGGGAGTATCTGCAGCAGCTGCTGCGCGGTAATCGGCATTTGGGTTTCTCCAGGCAAAAAAATACCCGCTCGATGGCGGGGTGCGGTGATGCTGTGCAGGTGTTATGTGATGGCGTGATTTATGCCTTTAGTGCGTCCAGTTCGGCGCGCAGCTCTTTAACCTGCACGCTAAGCTCCTTTATAGCCCCGAATGCGTCTGTAATTAGTGCTATAGAATCAAGCTGCTGAATCCAAATGTTCCCATTCGCATCTACGTCGTCTTTCTTTCCTGTCGCCGCCAGAGGGTTGACCTCTTGGACTTCGTGGGCAATCAGACCTTGAATAAGATTTTCTCCGTCCTTGAAGACTTCTCCGTATGCAGCTCTCTTGAATGTAACTATCCTGTAGGCGTTTACTCTTTCAAGGAACGGAGCGGAAAAATCTTGTACTTGGCGCTTAACCCGGTAATCGGATTGAAGCAAAGTAAGAGCCCCAACATAACTTGCATCAATGTAAACGTCTACATAACCGCTATTGCTTGTATTCCAGTTTAGGTTGTAAATATTAGCGCCTCTTGAACCATTAAGACCGGTTCGGCACCACGTTCCTTTCGATGCAAGTCGACCATCGAGCGTCAGCGTTCCGGCTGAGTCATTGATCAGGCGGACGTCATAGTCAGCGGCCGTGTTGTTGAAGTGAAAGTCGATCCACGGGGTTGTGTGGGTCAGCTCCAGCGCCCTGAAGATAGCGGCATCGGTTGTGCCGAGACCTATCCCGGAGCGCGCGCTGGGGCCATCTGTGCCACCTGTACCGCCCTTTGTGATAGGCACTGTATTTTCAATCGCTGCACTCCCGAGCCCGAGATTTGTTCTGGCTCCCGCCGCTGTATTTGCGCTTGTTCCGCCAGACGAAATCGCAATAGGGCTGGCAGTGACACTAAGTTGGGCGACGGAAAGAACGCCGGCATAGGAGTAAGTCATCACCGGCCCGGCAGCCGTATTGTCCGAGTTCACAGACCACCAGGAATGCCCGCCTAGCGCGCCACCGCGATTACAGATGTAGTTCGCGCCGCCGTCGCCATTGCCGTTCCAGCCCATATACAGGCCTTGAATATTGTATCCGACGGGCGTGCCGCGAAAGCCAATACTCTTGACCAGCAGATCGTTGGCACCGCCTCTCAGCCCAAGGTTTGCGAGCGCCGTGGCACCATCAGTAGCGCCGGTCCCGCCTTTGGCAATCGGCAGAATGTCGTAGTTCCCGGTCGTGCCCAGCGCGGCCAGCTTCTGGCCGTACTGAAGGGTTAGAGCGCGCAGCGCATCGGCGGAAGCCTGCACGTAGCCCTGCAGCGGAGCCAGCGCATATCCACCGGCATTGTTGGTAGCACCCTGATAATTTGGCGATATCGACATGGCCGTATCACTGGCGATGTTCGTCACCTCGTACCAGCCGCCATCCGGGCCACGAAATCCATCGCCGACGCGGCTGTTTGCAATGAAGGCTGTACCACTACCGATAACGGCGTTCGAATTTTGGGTGACGGAAACCGTCCCAGCTTTATACCAAGGCATACTCTTTACTCACTAAATGGATTTCAGACATTCATCTTTGCGAAGACTGCCGGCAGGAAAAATGCTGTTGGGTTAGCGGCGGCAATAGTGATTGCGTAAAGCTTACTGTTCGGAAAGTCCCACCAACAATAAAGCGCTCGCGATATGGCGCTACCCGAGTTCAGCCCCATACCAAACGAGTTAATCAATAGATATTCGTTCTCAGGGAAGTTAAATGGCACAGAGTAATAACACCTGACAAGATTTTGACTGGTGTAATCAAACCTCTCATAACTCCACGATTGGAACGAGCGCGTGAAGTTTGCACTTGAAGTTCCGGAGTCAAACAGCAAGTTGGTCGCACCATCCCAAAGCCGCATCCCGAAGTCAGCCACCGGCTGGGCAGCAAATTGAGCAACGAAATAGCGCCCGTTGGGTTGAGCAGTGTTCACGTCATACGCCCGGACATAGAACCCCGTCCAGTTACCGGCCGATCCCAAAAGACGCATCATGCAAAGGCCTGCAACCGCGTTCACAGTGTCGGGCCGCACGAACACTAGGGGCGGCTCTTGTGATGTGACAGGCCGAGGAAAGTAGGTGGTTGAGCCAAGCCCGCTTTCCTCGGTGGGCTGATAGCGCCCTGAAGCAATCACCATTAGGCGCGCGTATTGCGAATCGAGAACTACCACATTGCTGTTGTTGGAAAACTCTAGGCCGTATGCTTCCGCCATTATGAAAACCTCATGACAAGCAGCCGCATGGTGCCGGTTGAAATCGTGCTTGAGCCGTAAGTTCTGGTGTGGTTGTAAACCCTGGCGATACCGTCAACGAGTTCCGTTTCGTGCTGCCTCTGGTTGCTGTCGTAAGCGCCAGCCGGTATGACGATTGCAACACCGTTACCCGGCCCGACACCCGGCACAGCAAAGTCCTGGCTGGTCTTCGTGGTGCCGGAGAAGGTAACGAGCGTCGACAACACAACCCGAATCGTAAATGACGTTTCATCCAACTGGAGCGCACCATCTGCGCCCCATACCATCATGCCGTTGCTCATTCGCTGAGGTCCCCCAACTGCACGCGCTTGACGTTGTTGGCGTCGTACACGCGTACCGATCGGTTGGTTACCACCAGCCTGCCGCCTGCAGCGCCTGATCCGTTGATCTCGAGCGTCCCGTCCTTGCGCAAGATCCATCCACGCTGCCCGGCTACGTAGTCGGTGGAGCTGATGAAGCTGCCGATTTTCGCGTTGGTGATCGTGCCGTCCATGATGAAGGTAGGCCCGAGGAACAACTGCCCGTTCTGGGCAACGAACGGTGTCGATATAGCTCCGCCCGCCAGCGTGTTTACCAGTGCGAACCGGTCGGCAGACATGAGGATCTGGCTTTGCAGCACCCCGCCAACATTCTCAATCCCTGCGCCTATCCCGGCCATGACGTACTGGCCGTTGGAGTTGACTTGCAATTTGACGGTATACATCGCCGTCAGCTTGCCGTCCGTGGTCGCCTGAGCCGAGCTAACTGTCTGAACCGCGGCGCTCGCGTTGTTGGCTGTTGCTTGGACAGTGTCCACGCGCTTGCTTATCGCAGCGTCACCGTCCACGCGCGCAGTGGCTTCGGTCTGAATGGCAGATTGGTTGGTGCCAACTGCAGCGTTCAGCGTAGAAATCTGCTGTGCCGTGGCCTGCCGGTCCGTGTTTGCGGTTGACTCAATCGTCGTGATCTTCGATTCGCTGGTACCTACGCGAGAATCGATTGCCGTAATCCGCTGGGCAGTTGCCTCACGGTCCGTGGCAGTCGTCGTCTCGACGGTGGTGATCCGCGCTTCGGTGGTGCCGACACGCGCCTGAAGCGACGTCGTTCGCTCGGCCTGTGCGAAGTTCTCTTCCGCCCTGACCTTCACTTCCTGTGCTGCGCTTGCCGCGCTATCCCATCCTCTTAGCGCATCGAGCAGATCGCCTTCCCCGTTGTCGGCCCGGTACTGCGCCTGCACGGCCTGAATCTGTGTGGCCGTCGCAGTGGTCTTTCCGTCCACCGTGGTGATGTCTGCGGTGTTCTTCGTGACCTGGGCCGCCAGAGCATTTGCAGTGCGGATCGACTGCCCACTGTTGACCCAGTACGCCGGGTTCGGCGGGCCGTTCGATCCATTGGCAGCCGCAGGCACCGCCGCGATGGCCGTCCAAAGGTTGTCACCCACGCGCACGGTGTTATCGCGGACGTAGGCATCGGTCGGCACGTATACCAGCGCGTCGGTGATTTCTCCGATATCGGCCTTCAGCTCTTCCAGTCGCTCATTTACTGAGCCAGCTCCGTCGCCATCGATGAGGTCGATTCGGTCCAGTAAGTTCTTGGCCAGCTCCGTTTCCGAAATCTGGTCGGCAATCATTTCAAGGATTGCCCCAGCATCACTGCTGGCCTGCCCCATTACGCCGACACCCGTTGGGTACCACGGTCCGATGTTCCCGGTCCGGTCCACCAGGCGCGCCCAGAAGAAGAACGTCACACCCGCCAGCAGCCCCTGCATGACGTGTTCCGACTGCGGGTAGGCCAGGTCGCTGAGCTTCGTGGCCTTGGCCAGGTCTGTCGTCGGCCCGTACCATATTTCCGTGCGCTGTGTGTCCTCCGCACCTGATGGGAAAGTCCATTTCAGCTTGATGCCGAAGAGCAGCGACGCGGCAGTCAGCGAGGTCACGGCAGGTGGCAAGCTGGTCTTGCCCTGCAAGTTCGTTAGCAGCGACGTGGCCGGCAAAGACGAAACGTTCAAGGCGCTGACAGCGCGCACCCTGGCCATGTATTGACCGGAGTAGATACCCGGCACATCCACCGACTGCTCGCCAGTGCGCGGCACCTTGACCCACTCGCGCGAGCCCCAGCGCCATTCCACGTCATACGCAACCGCGCCTGGCGCAGCGTCCCAACTGATGGTCATGTTGGTAACCGCGATGCCCTGCTCGATCACAACGTGCTGTGTCACGAACACTGCGCCCGGCGCCGCCTGCACGCCCACTGGGATGCCGCTGATTGGGCGGATATCCACCACAGCGCCGAAGTCGATGGCGTCAAACTTGCTCGGTTCGTGCTGGATGCACTCGAGCTGGTACTGGTGCCATTCCGGGCGCGTGATGTTGCGCACCAGAAACTGCATGGTTTTCAGGTCGTCGTATTCGAGTATCCAGCCGCATTCGGCTTCTGGCACTTCGCTGAAGCTGGCCGCCACAGTTACCCGCCGGCCGGCGAGAGAGGTGATAACGCGCGCCTCGGTCTTGCCGCTAGGCAAGTTCACCCGCAGCTTGGCACCGGTCGAAAGATCGATGTCGCGGTCAACGGTGATGACACGCCCCGCCACCGCGCTGATCCGACCGCCGTTCGCACGACCGGCCAGCATGGGGTCAGCCACGGCAATGATCTGCCCTGTCTTCGGAATGCCGCCGTCCAGGCCAACGCGGAAGGTCGCGGGCCTTGTCTGCGTTTGTTCGGTGATCAGAGCGTATTGGCCTGCGCGCTGCGCCTGCCCGAGTGAAGTGCAGCCGTAGGCGTCCACCGACAGCTCATTGACCGATCCAGATTCGGCCATCGCCACATCATCAAAGACAGGCTCTTTGTCCGTCGCAAAACTCTGGTCCGGGTTGTCCCAGGTCACCGTTGCCAGGTTGTGGCGGTCGCGCGCCCGGGTGCCCGAATACTGGATTTCACCGTTGTTCAGGATCTGCGACGGGTTGTAGGTGTAGACCGGGTCGCCTGGCATGTCGGCGTTGAACGTGATCTGACTGCCATCCCAGGTGCTCATGCCGTGGAAGATGGCCGACAGGTCCTGCAGCACCGCGTAGGCATCCGCCTGCTTTTGCAGATAGATATTGCAAGTCATACGGGGGTGCGTGCCGCCCATGCCATTCGGCACCATCTGGTCGCAGTACTGTGCAATGCGGTACAGGTTCCAGCGGTCCACCATCGTGGCATCGATCCGGTGCCCGAGGCCGTAGTAAGGGTTCAGCGCAATGTCGTAGCACACCCAGGCCGGGTTGTTTGTGTAGGCCTCTTTGAACGTACCGTCCCAAATCCCGTTGCTGGTACCCGCGCCAGACGTGGCGTAGGTCCGCGTCTCCGGGTCGTAGTTGGTCGGCACGCGCACGATGCGCCCGCGCATCAGGACGGCAATCTTGGCGATATCGCCGCCGAACTGCTGGGCGTCATATTCAACGCAGCCCACGGCGGTGAGCGGAAACTCCTGATCGCTGTCTACGACCTCGGCCACCGCCTCGATAAACATGCTGTCCTGAATCAGCGAGCTGTTGGCCTCCGGCGTGATCCGGCGCACGCGCATAGTCCAGCGGCTGCCCGCAGGCAGGTTGATGCGGTGACTGCGTTCGTATTTGGTGACGTTCTTGCGGTCTACGTAGTCCGCCAGGATCTGAACGAACGGCCCGCCATCAGTGGCCAGGTCAATCGCGTAATCGATTCGCACGCCGTTAATGTTGCCGCTCTGGTCCTGCGACTGGAGTTGTGGCCAGCTGATCCGGATGCGAAGCGCATCCAGCACCGGGTTATTCACTGTGCGCAGGTAAGGCGTAGTGCTGAGCAACTGCTGGTTTACGTCGACTTCGTTGCTGGACTCGGCAATGCCCTCAAGACGCTGCTGGTTCAGCTCGCCATTGCGGAACTGCCACTTCACGCCCGGGAAATTGACCGTCCCGTCCTCGGCCACCAACGGCGTACCGTCGAGCTTTACCGAGCGCAGGCCGTCCACTGGGCCGACGATCGGCCCCCAGCTCCACAGGTAGACGATGCGCGCGGTGGCAATGGAAGCTGTGCTGTTTAACGCAATCGTCGGCTGCTTCTGTGTGGCCTCGCCGCCCTTGCTCCCGCGAATGCTTCGCGCTGCTACCGCACTTGCCATACCGCCCCCAGAAAAAAGAAAACCCGCCGAAGCGGGTCTGGTGTTACCTGATGATCAAATCTGATCTTGTGTGTAAATGCCGCCCGACTCGACGGCACCGCCGATCTCTCTTTCGCCGTAGAGCACGGGATAAGGGTTGCCCTGGGCAACGGTGGTCACCGCCCCCCCAAAGCCATAGCTGGGATTGTTTCCATCGTCGTTGTTGTTGCCGACGCTGGCAGTGGTCGTGGGTGAAAGCATCTGCACCACCCCGCCAAGCCCCGTCGCGGCACCCGCGCCGAGCAGCCCCAGACCGAGCGATGTACTCGTACCGCCGGAGAACAGGCCACCCACGACCAGCGCCACGCCCAGCACCACCTGGAACAGGCCAGCCTGCTTGCTGCCTTGGATCAGCGGCACTATGCGGATATCGGTGTTGTCGCTGCCCTGCATATCGAACTCGGCCTCGCCGGCGTTGCGCTTGCCGCAGAAGACGCTGAACACCAAGCCACGCTCTTCGCCGGTCCGCAGAAACTTCTCGAAGCCAGGCTTCATCGCGCAAAGGGCATTCACGGCATCGCGCACGCTGTGCACGTCGATACGGTACTCCCGGCCGAAATGCTTGCGCAGAACGCCGTAGAGCACGATGGTGCGCATGGTCATGGGGTGTATTCCTTATGGCGCAGGATCAGTTTCACGCGGTTGGCCATGGACCAGCCGTAGACCTCACGGGCAGCCAGGCGACCGGGCATGTGGTGATAGATGAACGGACCAGACCCGCCCAGTGCCGGCGCGTCCTCGCTGTGCAGGCTGGCATCGGCCCCGAGGTAGATCGCGGCGTGGTTCGGGAAGTGGCAAGGCCTGCCCACTGTCGGGATCTGGAACACCAGCAGGTCGCCGCGTTGGGCCTGCTCAACCCGGACGAAGCCACAGGCCTCGAAGTTCTCTTCGTAATGGCTCGGGCTTTCCGGATCCTCCCACCACAGTTCCTTTCGCTCGAAGTTCGGCAACGGCAGTAAGGCCTCGCGGGCGTACCAGTCGCGGCAGGCCGACCAGCAATCGAGCAGGCCATGAGAGAAGTCCCGGCCCAGCAAGGGTGCCTGGAAGCCGCTCGGCTTGAACCACTGAATGTCACCGCCAGGCCAGCCCACAATCGCCCAGGGCAATTCATGCAGCTCGCAGCTGACCAGATCGGTCATGCTCGGTGTTGCGGCGCGGTCCGGGTGGCTGTGCACGATGGCCAGCACCTCGCCCCTGTCTTCTGCCGCCGCAGCGTCGTGCTTGTCGATCAGGAAGTGCTGCAGCGGGTTGGTGGCCACGTTGCCGCACGGTACGTACTCGCGCCCGGCCTCGGTCTTGATCACAAGCCCGCAGGCCTCGGCGGGGTGTGACTGCTCGGCGTGCGCCCGCATGGCGTCCTGAAGCTTTTGATTGATTCGCATGGTTATCCCTTGGCGATCAGGCTTGCGCCCATTGAGCCGCCGAACCGGCGGGTATTGCCGCGCAACTTGCAGCTGCTCCACCAGCCCCCGCAGCGGTCCAGCGCAGGGTTGTCGGTGGGTTCGTTCTTCTTGTCGAAATACGCGGTGCCTGTGTAGGCGCAAGCCTCCTGCCGGTACTGGCCGCGCATCGCCCAGCGGCACAACTTGGTAATCTGCTGGGAAGGCAGCTGCTGGCCTTCCATGTCGATGGGGCTGGAAAGCTCGAAGCCGACCGCCGAAAAGTTCTCTTCGGTCTTCTGCTCGATCCTCCAAAGGCTGGTGCGGTTTTGATCTGCGGCATCTGGGTTGCCCCCGTCAAAGTTCGCGGCATCCAGGAAGTGCTTGAAGGTTTCGATCACCTTGAAGTCCGCGCCAGCGAGGTCCTTGAACTGAAGGCAAAGCGCTGACACTGCTCGCGGAATACCCGACAGCTCGTTGGCCAGCCTGAGCTTGGGTGTGGCTGGGCGGCCATCACCACGGATGTCCAAGCCGGTGACCTCGATCTGGATAGGCGAATACAGCTGGCCCTGCCAGATGATGTCGCCCTCATGCTCATGCCCGTGGAAGCGCCAGAGCGTGGCTCCCAGCCTCGTCGCATCCAGTTCGTACAGGCGAATCTGGTTGCCGGGCTCCAGCTTCTGGATGTCCGCGCTGTAAATCATGGTGGTTACCTACGAAAACCCCGCACTCGGCGGGGTCAGGAATTGAAGTGCAGCTGATTGGTTGTACAGCGTGGACAAAAGGCCAGTAACGCAACCATCAGCTCACGTAGTAGCGTTACGCCTCCAACGAACCGCCTCGGTCCGTTGCCTGCAAGCCCGCGGACTGGGGATGCGCCAATTTCGGCGCGTTTATGACCAGGAGGTCAAATGTCGTTTCAAATCACAACCGTAAGTATTTCTGAAGATGGTCGTCTTTTGGTTTCTCTGAAGAGCAATGCGTCAGGCACTCAAACGCAAATCTGGGTAACCCCGACCACTCCAATCAATAACTTGACCATCTCTGAAATTGAACAACTTGCCAAGCAAGAGGCTGCGAAAGAACATACCTGCTAAGGAATACCGGCTGAAAGCTTGTGAATTCGAGATGAAAGCTCTTCATCTGCCGAGGCCCTTTGGCCTGACTCTTGATTGAGTTGGGCCTTCAGCTCTTGAAGCTCTCTTTTGATATCTTCTAATTTCTGCGTAATATTTTTCCCATCGTCACTCATACACTTCTCCTGCGGCTCTGCCGCGTCATGTTGTTTCATGGCTTGAATGTTTGTTTGAAGTTCACAGACAGTGAGTGCAGCCCGCCGCCGAGGGTCGACGGCTTGTAGCCGTTCGATGTGTATCGGCCCTGGACGCCGCCCGGCGGCGTCCAGAGGAATGACTTGAAACCCTCATGCCGGTCCAGAAAGTCCTGAACCTGCTGAAGTTTCTGGCCAGCACCGTAACGCCCGGTCACGGTCACGTCCCATGCCTGCGACTTGGTGTTGATACCGACGCCGCCTGCCTGGGTGTATCCGTCGCCGAAGTCGTTCGACCAGATGCGTTGCTTCACGTCGCCGGACGCGCCGACCTGTACATCAAAATCGAATGTCTCAGCCATTACGTTCGCCTCCAAAGACGTCCGCCCTGGCGCATCTCTCTGTCCAGAAACTGCCCGAGCTGAGCCTCAAGTGCCGACGATATCGCCGAACCCTGTTTGGCCGCGTCCGCGTTGGTCATGCCTGGCTGAGCCTGGACATTCACTGGCGCGTTGATGGTGAAAGACGGCGCACCGCCAGTACCACTCCCGGCCTTATCAGCCAGGTACTTCGTCAGGTCGCGGTTTTGGTTCGGGTTGAGCACGCGCTCACCGCCATCGAGCAGCCAGGTGCCTTCCTTCGGGATGTTGTCCATACCGTTGTGAGCCATACCGGCGAGTGCGGGTGCGGATACGGCGGCGACCATTGGCGCAGTTGCAGCAGCAGCGGCGAGTGCGGCGGCCGGCGCAGCAGCTGGACCGATCAGCGGAATACCGGCGGTCGATGCGTAGGCGTTCAGCGCTGCCTGCGCAGACGCTGCCTGCGCGTTGGCGATCAGGCCGGACATCCCGGCGCTCTTGGTGCTATTCCCGACAAGCAACTGAACCGCCTGGTAAACGAGCCACTGGGCAGCCATATCAGCCAGAGCGTTTATCACCGACTTGGCCATGTTGCCGGCCATGTCCGCGAAGGCATCGCCTATGCTTGATGCGCCAGTGGCGATATCGGCGAAAGCATTACCCAGTCCGCTTGTCAGATCGTCAAGCGTGCCAGACACGAAGTCGGCGGCGATCGCGGAGTAATTTTCGGCTGCGTCCACGTAGTTCTGCCAAGCATCACCGACCCCATCCATCCAGTTGGATTGAGCCTCTTCTACCTGGTTGTAGTAGTCCTGCTGGATCACAAGGCGCTCAGCCATCGCCTCGCTGAGGATCGCTGTCTGCTTCTGATACAGGCCTTCGTCAATGTCCCCGCTGGTGCGCTGGAGAACAAGTTCCCGCTGCTGCTTGTTGAAGTCCTGCTCAATGGCAAGCATTTCCTGAAGTTGGCCGCGGCGCTTATCGCCCTGGCCTGCTCCGGCGAGCTGCTGATCAAACCCGTCTTTCACGGACTGATTGCTTTCCTTCACATTCGAACTGAAAGCAGCAAGTTTTTTGGAGTCCTCATCAGCCTTGATCAGCGCGTTCTTCGCGTCCAGCTCTGCCGCAAGCCCCTTGAGCTCATCCTTTCGGTTTCCCTCAAGCGCAGCGTACTTACCCCTCGACGTTTCAAAGGCAAGCTTCTCAGACTCGGTAGCCTTTTTCTGGCTTTCAATCGTGCTGTTGGCCAGCTCGATCTGCCGCTCGTAATTTTCCTTGGCACCATCGAAAGCTTTCTGATTCGCCTTGATCGCAGACGTGCTTTCTTTCGTTGCCGCTGTCGCTGATTTGTTCGCCTCTTCCTGAGATTTGACAGCGTGAGCGTATGAAAGGATGGCCGTGCGGTCAGCTTCCGTCAGGTCTTTGTGGCTATCCAGAAAGCGGGTTGCTTCCTTTACAGCGTCATTGTTGTCCTGAAGCTTGCCGAGCTGGTCCTGCAGGGTCTTTATGTACTTTTCACCGCCGGCCGACAGGCCTGATGTCGAACCCGTCAGAGCGGCCGCGCCAGTGGCAGCGCTATTCATTTCCCCCTTGAGCGCGGTCATGCGTGCGCCCGCGTCCGATGCGGCCGTCTTTGCATCGGAAAACGCGCCCGCCTGCTTCACCCATGAGTCAGCTGTCTTTGGATCAAGCCCGGCCGCCTCGGCAGTCCTTCGCAGTACAGGCCCAAGCGCCTCGCCCTTTTGCAGAGCTTCATCCATTTCCTTGAGCGCGGTACCGAACAAAGCAGTACCCGTGGCGCTGGAACGCGGGCCTATCAGCCCGGTCTGCAATTGCTTCTGGAGCTTGCCGTACTCTTCGTTTGCGGCTTTGATACCGTCCGCCTCGGCCTCGCCCCACTTGATCAGCGCAGCAGCTTTCTGATCCTGGGTAAGCTGCTTGAATTTAGCTATGACATCGTCAAGCGGCCCCTTGAGGCCTTCCAAGCCCTGCGCAGCCTTATCGGCATTACTCCGAAAGTCCATGAACGAAACAGCAACAGCGCCAGTGATAAAGAGCAGTCCCAATGGGCCGCCCATCAGTGCGAGCATGCCGGCGGCTGCCCCCCTGAGCGCAGTGGCAGCTCTTGTTGCTATCCCCATAGCGATGCCGCTGGCGGTAGTTGTCGCTGCAACGGCCGCAGTTGCAGTCGCCTCTACCCCCCGCGCAGCGGACAGCTGAACGCTCATTGCAAGGGCTTTGGTTTTCGCAACTTGCAGAGCGTTCTCGGCAAAAGTTACTTCCTGAACTGTGACTGCAAGACTGCGATTAAGCAGGGCTTGCTGCAGAGCGTTCTTCGCAGAGACGGTGGCAACTTCAACCCGTCTCAGCTCGGCGGCCGCAGCGGCCTGATTTGAAACGGCCAGATTTGCATTTGCTACGGAGTTTGAAAGCGCGGCAGCAGCGCTGGCTGCGAATCCTCCGGCTACACGCCCCAACGCCACATAAAGACCTGTGGTCAGGATTTGAGAAAGGGCGTCTGAGTTATCCCTCAACGCTGCCAGCGAACCGGGCAAGCTTTTGTCGATCGCTAACGATACCTTGACGAACTCCGCCGAGACTCTGGCGCTCGCGCCAGTTGCCTGGTCGAGCTCGCCAACAAAATGCGTCATCGAGTTGCTGATTTTAGTGAAGCTGTTGCCGATGGTCGTTGCCGTTTTCGCGAAAAGGTCATCGACGGCTTTCTGCTGATTCTGGATTGCCTTTACCACAGCAGAAGCGGTCAGCTCACCAGCAGCGCCCATAGCTCGAAGCTGGCCGACAGTTTTACCCATGCCTGCCGCAATTGCCTGGGAAAGCGCAGGGGCCTGCTCCATAACGCTGTTCAGCTCTTCGCCGCGCAGCACGCCCGAGGCGAATGCTTGGCCAAGCTGAATCAGCGCCGCGTTCGCACTTTCGGCAGAGGCTCCGGAAACCGCCAGGGTTTTGCTGATCGTTCCCACAACGCCTGCTAGATCTGCGCCGGAGAGCTTGAGTTCCCGTTGATTGGTCGCGATACGTGCGTACAACTCAGCAGTCGATGAGAGTGGCTGAGCAGAAGCTTGTGCGATGTTGAATACTGCTGCCTGCGCCGCCGCTAGCTGAGCAGAACCATCGGTGACCAGCTTCAACCGGTTGGTAAGCGTGCTGTACGCCTCAGTCATCTTGTAAGCGCTGTTCACGCTGAACGCAGCAGCAAAAGGCCCCGCAATCCGGGACGCAATACTGGACAACGACAGAAACTCACTTTGTAGCGCGTTTACCCGGCTGCCAGCAGCGTCAGCGGCGGCTCCAGTTCTTGCTACGGACTGAGACGCACGATCCATGTTCTGCTGAAAGCCGCCGATCTTGGCAATCAGATCCAGCGTCAATGTGCCGAGTGATCTGGACGCCATACTTTTCTCCGGGCATAAAAAAACCCGCCGAAGCGGGCAACAAAAACCCGCTAATTGCGGGCTTTAAAAATGTTTATCTGTATTCAAGTATCAGGAGGCAGGCTATTCCTTTGAGCCTGTTGCCCGCTTCGCTGCTTCCTTGGCATGGTGCAGTCGATTCGACTCCGCGATTTGCTCTTCCATTCGTGCAGACAATTTCGAAGCGCTGGGGCGCAGTCCGCCACGGACAGCGACCACTAAAAGCACGACCGCGATCGCTATCACTCCAGCCGCAGCAGCAACGATCAACCAAACGCCATACGCGGCTGCCGCCAAAGCAATGACTCCGATCAGCCAGGGTGCCAGGATCACCGCGATCAGTATCAAAACCACCAATATCGCCAGCTGCATATAGGTCCCCCCAAAAGTCAGAACTCTATCACGCTAACCCCATTCCTTCATGGCCTGTTCCAAGGTGATCGCCGGACGCTCCGCATGTGGCATGAAGTCGTAAATATCAGCCTCACCGCCATTTGCCAGGTTCACCTGCAATGCAATCATGGCTCCCGAAAGCTCGATACGGCGCATCGGGTTGAGCGATCCATGCTTATCCCTGTACGCCGACCAGGCCAACACCTCTGAATACGTGATGTTGGCCTTAGCCTCGGCAATAGTGCTCCCGCCGATGCCATTGAGCACAAGCTCGTGCATCAGTTCGTCGGCGGGTGTCAGTTTTTTGCTGTGCTGTTGACCTCGTTGACAGCTTTCAGCAGCTCAACACCCAGGCCAGGGTCGAGGTTCACGGCATCTTCAAACGGAAGATCGTCCGCACCCTCTTCGCCCAGGCAGACGCTGGCCGACAGGTAGCGGGCATTACGGAACTTGTCGTCTTCGCCGCCGCTGAACATCTGCTCCATCACGCCGAACGCATGGCGACGGATGTGGACCGTGAACTTGTCGATGACTTCCTTGCCCTTGTCGTTGGTGTGCTTCCATTCGATCGGCTTCGCAACCAGACCTGCAGCCAGCACACCGCCTTTCTTCTTGAGTTCTGCCAAATTCATGATTTTTCCTTACGCGGCTGGAGCAGTGGCTTTGCGAACCCAGGCAGAGCCGCCCGAGCGCTGGATGGTGGCAGCGGTCTTGACGACAGTGTTTCCCGCGAAGTCGAACGGGAAGTCGGAGACATAGCCGTCGATGAGGAACCAGGTGCGGGTGTCGGGAAGCTCGAAATCATCACCGGCAGCGTTCAGGGTCGGCTTGGCAGTGCCATCAGCCCAGCCCACAGCCCATGCGGTGCTTTCCACCGAATCATCTTCGGAGAGCTGCTGCATGCGGATATGTGAAGCGTTTTTTGGATCGGCATCCACAGAGAATGTGGCCTGACCCGGCGTGCGCAGCCCGCGCATGTAGCGACGAGTCTTGTCACTGAGGCAAGTAACCTCGATCTGATCGGCAGGGTTTCCGCCGGGACTGAACGCGGTGATGCAATCAACTTCGAGGACTTCGAGTTTCGTCGGATCTAAGACAGTCGGCACCAATGCGTAGAGCTGGGTGCCTTGAGTAAGAACGGCCATTGTGTTCTCCAAATGACGGGCGTAAAAAAACCCGCACAAGGCGGGCTATGGTTTTTCAAACAGGATTACCGGTGAACCAACCAGTCCACGTCGAAGCTGCTGCGGTAGGACTTCGTTACCGGGTCGCGTGACTCCGCGCCCCAGCGGGTGATGTAAGCGGTCAGCTCAATGGCATCCCGTATGGCTTCCGTTACTGCTCGAGCAGATGAGCCCGAGTCGCCGTAAACGTCGACCTGCAGCGCGTAACCGTCCACAGTGGGCCGGCCAGCAAGGTAGTTTTCTGGGCTGCCGCCGATGACCTGCCAGACCGCGTATGGCTTGGCCACACCTTCGGGGGCCTCACCAAACGGATAAAGCCTGGTCGGCGACGCCCCCAGCAGCGCCAGCACCGCCGGATCGGCGGCGCACACCTCAAATATCGGAGCGGCCATCAGATTCCACCCAGTGCGATATCGATCTCTTTCATGAGCTCGCTGGCAAACTTGTCGGTGACGTTTTGAACGTTCGACTGGAAGGCTGGGCGCATGAAGGGGGCCGCCGGGTTGTGTTCTGTACCAAACTCGATATATCGCCAGTGCCGGGTGTCGCCGCCTGGGTTGCCCGCCGCTTCCTTGCTGTGCTGATTGCTACCAGCACCACCGCGAACACCCACACGCATGACTACGCCGCCTTCTTGCCTGGAGCGCTTCGCCGATTCCTGCGTAGCGATGTTTTTCCAGACCTTTTCGGCCGTCTTCGGATCATCGAGCGCTTTGGCATTGACCTTGGCGGCGTCACGCACAATGTTCATTGCGCGGCGGGCAGCCTTACGAAGGCCCGAACGCTGCAACTTCACGGGCAGGGTCTTCATCTTCTGCACAACGCCGTCCAGGCCCCGCATGTCGACACTTGTTTGGCTAGCCATCGAGCAACCCCTTTGAAACCAGAATGGTCAGATACTCCAGGCCTGAAACAGGGTCTGGCATCGGCGGGCCTTTGATGGCGAACAGCTCGCCCCGGAACAGAATCCGCATCGTCGGCAGCACACCAGCCCGGTATCGAATGACGATCCGGGCCGAGGCATCCGACTGGGCGGCCTGCGCCGCGATCAGATCACGGCTGCTGAGCGATTCAACCGACGCGGGCACCTTGTCCCAGATCGTGCGCCATTCCGTGGTTTCCTCACCGGTTTTCGGGTCTTGCCCGGCGCCCAGCGACTGGAACGCAATGCGGTGCCTCAGTTTCCCAGCGTTCATTAGAACCTCTTCCTGTACCAGAGCAGTCTGCCGACAGCCAACGGCACCTCGGCAAGGCCGGTGGCCACCGCTTCGCGGTTTGCGTACCAGTGGCCGACCAGGAGCAGTACCGCCTGATGGATATCCTTCGTAAAGGCCATCTGCTCGGGCAATACAGGGTCGGCGTCCACCAGAACCCGGTCACAGTGCTGCTCGACATGCGCCAGCGCCGCATCAACATACCCCTGAATCAGTACATCCTCTTCGTCGTGATCGACGCGCAGGTGAGCTTTCACCAGGGATAAATCGATCATTTACTTGTTCTCTTCCGGTTTCGCCGCTTTGGATTCCTTGGCTTTGGTGATTTTCGGCTTGCCGTCAGCACCAAGTTCCTGAACCAGCCCTTTGCCAATCAGCGTGTGGGCGTATTCACTGTCGACGTCCTCGAAAACGTCACCCCGCTTAACCCTGCCCGAATCAGCCTTCAGCAGATCCGCGCTACCGACGAAACTCCAAACTGCTCTGACTTTCATATTGCCTCCGGAAATAAAAAAGGCCGGCTGAGCGCCGGCCTTGGAATTGCGTGGCTGGAATTAGCCGGCGGTTGGGAGATTGCCCTTAACCAGAGCTTCCCGGCGACGAACGCCGAGACCCAGACGCTCTTCGACCAGCATTGCAATCTCGTTGCGGATGAACTGATCGTTGATCAGGCCCATTTTGAACTGGAACGTCATGCGGTCGAACAGAGTTGTCGAACGTGCGAAGTTGGCCACCAACAGTTCGCCGCCTGCATCCGCATCGCCTTCTTCCATGCTGTCGGAAGTGATGACAGGACGGCCCCAGAGAATCGGAGTTACCAGGCCTTGCAAGTTGGCGAACAGGTAGCGGTTATCGGCATCCTTCTGCAGCTCGATGTTCATCCAGTCGAGCTCGGTCATGACTATGCCGTCAGCGGACATTTTCGACTGCTTGCGCACTTGGTAGATCGCGCGGCGAACCATGTCGATTGCTGTGTCGCCTGTTTTGCTGAGCGCTGTGTTGAACGCCGTCGCTTGAGTCATAAGACCATTCAGGTTCTCGCCCAAGCCGTCCCCCTTGAGGATTTGCGATTCTTCCTCAAGCTTCAGGTCGTAGCGCAGCAGTTGCTGGATATAAGCGAACATCTGGGGAACGTCGGCCAGCACTTCGTCAGTCGCAGGCATCCACACCGCGATCTTTTTAACGCGATCCGTCTCGGTGGTGAATGTCACGTTGCTGTTTGGCTTCAAACCACCTTCGGCCACCGGCGCAGCACCGCGAGTGTGTACGTTCTCGCGGAAGTAGGTGTAAGCCTGCCCGGACACCGGAATGGTGGTGAGCAGGTCACGAATGCGCAGCTCCTGGCGGATACCTTGCTGGATGACCGGGTCGTAAATAGGGGCTACCAGACCGGTACTGGCCAGCTTCATTTCTTTCATGCCGGCCAGGTCGGACTTGGTGACCTCGATAGCGGCCGAATTCACGCTTTTCTGTTGCAGGCCTTTGTAATCGTCGTGGCCGCCAACCATATCGATAAAGGATTTTCCTTCGCCCGGCTGGCCGCGCAGCTTGACGCCCTTCTGTTCCAGGTCCTGGACCTGATCGATAACTTTTTGCAGTTCATCCTTCTGCTTCTGGATCTCAGATTTCATTTCGGTGGTAACAGAGTTGCCTTTCTGCAGCTCTTCAGTCACCGCGTCGTATTTTTTTTGCAAGCTACCAAAGCCTTCCTTCAACTGGGCTTCGAGAGACGTTTTTACTTCAAGAACTGGATCGGTCATGGCGACACCTTAAAAAATTGGTCGAAAGTGGTGGATAGTGATTTCAGCCCTTCCACGATCGCCGTGGCCTCACTGCCGCCATCACGGCGTAGTGCGGGGTAGCCGAGTGAAGCGACTGCTGCCGCCTCCTTCTGAGAAAGCCCCATGCGTTCACGCAGGGCATTCTCGAATAGTCGAATGTCTGATTTAACTGTGAGCACCTGCGCCTCGGGGTTCATGCCAAATGGCACAAACGACGCCTCCCACAACTCGGCTTCTTTGATGATGCGAACGCGGCGGCCCGCGCGCTCTTCAAAATCTGCCTTGATGGTGCTGAAGCCGATAGACATGCTGTCGAGGATTTCGGACTTCATCAGCTCATAGGCGTCTCGCGCGTAGCTGACTGCGAGGTTCACCTTGCCCTTGAGCAGCAAGCCGTGATCGTCCTGCGTGTAATCGGCAGCGCCAACTAGGCGCGTCAGATCGTGATACAGCGCCAGCTTCAGCTTGCCGCCGCGCGTCGTTTTCACTTTGGTGAACGCACCAGGCAAGATCACGTCGTCGCCTAGGTCAACGTTGTTGAAAACAGCGGCGTAGCCTTCAAAGTTGCCAGCTTCGTCCACTGCCTTGAGTTCAAACGGGACTTCAAGTTTTGACATTTGTCTGCATCTCCCACCGAGTTACCCGGTTGTATTCATCACCTACCAGGGGTGGCAGATTCTCTTTTTCCCGTACTTCGTTGATCGTCATCCAACCCGACCCGCCGGAGCCTCCCAGGGCGCTGCCGTAGTAGGTAGAGCGTCCAGCACTGTCCGCGCGTAGAAGACCTTCAACGGTGAACTCAACAAAGCGAGAAAACTTCCGGTACACCTTGTCGTTGTATTCGTCTTCAACGGCGTCGATGTAAGGTTTCAGGCCAAAAGTGATGTAACCGGTTAGCTGCTGCTCAAGGTTCGATCCCATAATTGAGGTTTTGCCAGCTCTGTTAGCCAGCCAGAGAGGCACGCCATAGATGCCCGCCAGCGCTTCCTCTTGAAACTGCTGTGACTCAATAAACTGGGCATCTTTCTGTGTGATGCCTGCGGCCTCAATCTTCGGGCCGCCTTGCAGGATGGCCATTTTCCCAATGTCGTCGGCATCCGCCTTGCGCACATCAGGGAACTTCTCCATCACCTGGGCTTGCTGCTCTTTCGTCAGGAATTGGTCATAGATCACGTAGCCACCGGTGAACCCGCCTTTGCGCATAAAGCGTGACGACCACTGCTGACCGGCCTTGGCCAGCCCCATAGTTTCTGCCTGATATTCAATAGGCGAGAGCCCAACAATGCCGTCCAAGCTGAAAAGCTTGAAATGCAGCATGTTTTCTGGCGAAACCGGAAACGGTTCACTGTCCTTTGGCGTGACGCAGTAGATGAGGTCGTCATCCGTGTCGATCGTGACCGTGTTGCAGTCCAGCGGCACGAACCCGATAGGGTCTCCATTGCGGTTCCGCTCGATCAAGGCAAACGCGTTTCCCCTCAAAGCCATATTCACCACAACGAACTTGAGGAAATTCAGCTGCGTCATGTAGGGGTTAGGTTTACGCAAAACCTTTTGTGATGGATCTTTGCCGGGAACTAGCTTCCTGCCACCCTCTGCGTCTTCATACAACTTCAAAGGCAGCCCGCTCAGGGACTCAGATAGGATTTTGACGCATGACCACACCATGCTGATTGAAAGCGCGGTCTTGGTGTTCACTCGAACGCCAGATTTAGTTCGCTTGCCTCCGACCTCCATATCAACTTCGACATAGTCGCCCGTCTTCGGATCGGTGTAGCCAAAGAATCCCCAGGTACGGGGGTTGTACCAACGAAATGCCATGGTCAGCCTACAAGTCCGAAGAAACCGTTATTTAGGTAGTCATCCATCCCGCCCTTGCTTTCGGGGTTCAGAGACATGAGCGAAATTGCGTTGAATGCGGCCATCAGCGGGTCGATTTTTCCGCCGCCGGACGCCTGTTTTGTAATCAAAATGGCGTTGCCGCGAGGCTCGACACGGGCGTTACCACAACACCAGGCCATCATTGGCTGTCCGCCGTGGATCAAAACGCCCTCGGCCAGCTTGCGTTCTGCCGTTTTAATGGCCCCGCCTAGCTTCCAGCCTTGCGAAATACCGATGATTTTTTCTTGCGGAACGCCCGCAGACATCAGCGCGTCGATGATTCCGCCTACTCCTGCCGGGTCCACACCGACCTGATCCAGCAGGCCGCGCTTTTCGACCTGGCCCGCAAGTTCGGCCAGCTCATCAAGGTCATCACCAATGCGCTGCACCAGGATCAGGTCGCCGTCTTGGGCGAAGTCACGGAAGCGAGGCGCTTCGGCTTTCCTTCGATCCAGCACAGAGGGATGAGCCCAAGCACGAGTCCAGAGCAACCACTGCCGAGTGACCTTATCCCTGCCGACCGCTGCGAAGCCCAGTAAGTCATCAAGGCCGCCGCCATCAATGCCCAAATCGACGACTTCACAGCGATCAAGCAGCTGTTCAAATGTCAATCCAGGCACCAGCGCCTGAACTTCCCAGAAGTCGGTGCCCGCCCAGCGGTTGGAAAGCAGCGAAAGACCGATCTCGACGTTCAGGTGCTTGGCTAGGAAGCCCCGGAACGACTCTTCGCCGTCGACCTGTGCCTGCGCATAGCCGCGCTCAATGAACGGCTCGTCCACCGAAAGCCCGAGGTTCGGGTTTGTAACGTAGGCGTTGGACGCCTCGCGATGCGCGCCAGCGTCCAGCATGTGCTTGGGAAACTCGTACAGCACCGGCAGAAATGACTTGTCGATGATCGTGCCGTCGCGCACCTGGCGGGCATACAGCAACTTCTGACGGAAAACACCAGCTGGTGGCGCATCTGACTGGGTCGTTGCCCAGATAATGAAGCCTTCCGGGCGTGACGCCAGACCACCCGTGGCCTCACGCAGCATCGCTTCAGCATTCGTTCGCTTGCCGAATACCCATAGCTCGTCGATAAAAACGCCGATGGCCTTCTTGCCCGAGACTGTTTCGCTGTCTGCCGCCACGACCTTCAACGTTGCGCCGGTCTCAAGATGAGTGACCGTGCGCAGGTGGTCCTGCACTTTCAGCAGTGCCGACAGCTCTTCGTCAGCCTTCACCATGTCGCGGATAGGGTTATAGGAGTTGTCCGCAATTTCCTTGGTCGGGGCCAGAATGATGAACTCGCCTGACTGCCGCCAGTTCAACACCAGCGCCGTCAGCATGATCCCGGCGGCGATGGTCGATTTACCGTTTTTCTTGCTGATCAGCAGCATGAACTCGCTGATCATCCGCCGGCCGGTGTCAGGGTCGTAGGCCCCAAAGATGGCAGCGACGAAATCGTTTACCCAAGGCCGGACGGTTTCGCTCATGAGTGGGCTGCCGGTGGCGTCCATCATGCGCAGCGCGCCGAAAACGTCCAGCGCCTCTTCGGCCTGCTCGGGAAACAGTGGCTTGAACGTGATCAGGCTTTGCTTGGCAACGATCCGGGTTTCCCAATCTAGGCAGGCCGTCGACCACTCATTCATTTCACCACCGACAGCGGGCCTTTACGGACGCCAAACTTGCCGTTTGCCGCACCGGCGGCTTTCTCTTTGGCCTGTTCCTTTTTGCCGCCCTCGCCTCTGCGCTGATGAACGAAAGGCATCAGCGCCTTGGCTGCGTCGACACGCAATTTCGCCTCTGTCTGAAAGTCGTTCATCACTGCCAGCAGAAAATCCTTGGGGTCGGCGTGGCGCATTGCCTTGGCCAGATCGAAGCCAGCCTCTTTCATTTCGCCCGACTCGGCGGCGGCTTCACCAGGCGCTGGATCGGACGTTGGGGCTTTAACATTTTTGTTAACGGGCTTGGCACCCAGCGCAGCCATTACATTCGGGTGTTTTGCCAGCCTTGAGCCAGCCGCCGACGCGCTGTCAGCCGCGTATCCAGCGGCTATGGCTGCATTTTTGTTGGACGCACCTCCCCTGACAGCGTCGACAAATGCCCGCTGTTTGGGTGTTAAAGCCATTAACAAAAATCCTGTGAAAGGGAAAAAATCTGCGCGTGAGAGGGGGAGTGGTCTGGGATGCGAAGAAGCCCTATATTTTCACCCCCCCCGGCACGCCAGTGGCGTGCCGCACCATGATGGTGCTTGTAGCACGTCTCTGGCACCAAATGCAGAGGGTGGATTTGTGGCACGCCAGTGACGTGCGAAAGGCCTGCGATAGTTTGTAGCACGCCACTGCCACCATCTAACGAAGTCCAGCAGCCTCCTCCGCCTGCTTCACGGATGAGTGACAGGGCGCGCAGAGCGACACCCACAGGCTGCGATCCCAGAACAACTTCATGTCGCCACGATGCGGCGTAGAGTGGTCCACCACCGTAGCCTCAGTGACCCTGCCCAGCCGGTCGCAGTACGCACACAGCGGATGGGCATTCAGGTGGACGAGCCGTGCCTGCTGCCATTTGTATCCGTACCCGCGCTGCGCAGCAGTGGTCTTGCCTGCTCTCCATGAGTCAGGGTTGATCGTCTGTAACCTGGCTGGCAGAAGCTGCACTCTGTTCTTGAGCGTCGTCAGTTTGGCCATCAACTGCGCCCGACGATGGGCGTGCCGTCCATATAGGTGGTGGGCTCGGCGTCGGGGTCGGCCTGCTCATCTTCACTCAGGGCGTTGATCAGTAGCATCTGCTGCTCTGTCATCAACCGGAGCAGTTCAGTCTGCTTGCGCATCTCTTCAAGGATCACAGCAGAGTTCGGCTGGAGAGCCACGTGGGTTCCGGGTTGACTTACCAGTAAGTTGCACCCGATCCGCGCCGCAAATGGCTCAAGGCTCTCGGTCAATTGATCGTGCTGGAGGATTGTCATAGGCCTCTCTGGGTAGATCACCAGAAGATCGCCCTTGCTCGGGCTCAGCTTTTGTATCTGGCTTTGCAAAGAGTTGCTGTGCTCGTTCATATGCCACCTTGCTCCACTTCATGAAACGTTCGCGCCGAGCGGCGCAACCACGACAGGCCATGGCTATTTGCTCTGGCTGCGCAGGATCTGTGCGTCAACCTGATCAGCGCACGTATCCAGCAGTTTTATGGCCTGATCCTTCAGCTCCCACACATCGCCATTCAGCCGCAGATCGGCCTCATCAGCATTGATGCGCTCGCAGGGAATCAGCTCAGGGGGTTCTAGCCTTACTGCTGTTGTCTTTACCAGCACTGGCTGCGGGCTTCCCGCGCAGGCCGTCAGGCAGAGGCTGAGCAGCCCAGTCACGAACAGGCTTGCTATCGGTCTTGAGCTTTTCAAAGTCTTTCCTCGCCTTTTTGGCTTTGTCTTCGCTGACCTTGATTCGCTGGGTCAGGTCTTTCTGATATGCGGCGTTACGCTGGGCCTCGGCGCGCAGCGTGGTGATCGTGGCCTCGCTCTCTTTATTGGCCGCGATGGCGTCGTTCTTGCTCTTCGTCTCCAACTGCATGGCACCACTTATGGCGACAACGCGGTACTGCTGGATACCAACGAGCAGCAGGCCCACCAGGCCGATGATGATTGCAGCGGCGATAGCCTTCATGTGATGTCCACCTTGCGGCCAATGAACCGTGTCACCAGTTCGCGTATGGCAGTAACGCCAAGAAAGCCTATGGTCCCACCGGCAGCGACTGACAGGCTGGGGGGCCAGGCCATCCACTCGATCAGGCTGGACGCAACTAGGCTCAACGCACCGCAGATCAGCGCTTCAAAGAAGATCCGGCGCTTGCTGGTTTCTTTCGCGTCGTAAAGGATGCGCAGTAGAGAAACGATGATGGCCATGATCGCGCCCTGCCATAGTGGATTAGAAAGGGCCATCCAGAGCTTGGCCCAGGTGTCTGGCTTGTCGGGCATAGTGCGCATCCGGTCTTGGCCCTTTCGGGGTCTATAAACGAAAAAAGGCCCGCCGATATGGCGAGCCTTGGAATGGGTGCAGGTGGCTGGTGCAAATATCCAGCTCTGGTGGGGCGGATCGCCGGGTCACGTACCCCGCCCTCTCATCGCGTAGCCGCCCATTGTCCGCACGGGATTAGACGACGCCTCTACCGACTTAGCGCAGCTGCCTGCGCAATAACCTGCATAACGTGCGTGTCTTCCCACGCTGCCCGTCAGCACTACCCCGTGTGATAGAGCGAGGGCACGCTGACTGCCGGTGTTCTTTCGTAACGCGTGACTACCGGCTATACCGCGTCCAGGCTCCGCCCGAAGGCCCACCCTGACTATGGCTATACAAAAATGGCGGAATGCAGTGGAGTCGAACCACAACCGTTGCCGATCGATCGGTTTAGCAAACCGTCAAGCCTCCGCAGGCTTGTTACATTCCGAATTGGTGCCGCCTGATGGAATCGAACCACATAACCTAAGTACCGGATTTACAGTCCAGCGTGCGTCCCAGCGCACTCTCAGTCGGCTTAATTGGCGGAAGGTGAAAGAGTCGAACTCTTACCGTTACCGATAGCACCGGGTTCAAACCGGTTTGCCCACCACTGAGCGCCACCTTCCAGAAACGAAAAACCCCAGCACTTGGCTGGGGTCTGATAGTCATCGTGTCGCGCTGAAACAGCTGAACACCGTGCTATAAAAACAGGTGTTTATCAGGCCTGAAAGAACTTTTTACGCAACCTCGGAAATATCCCCTAAAGCACCATCAATCCAAGCCACTCCCTGCCGGATGATTTCGCGCGCGGATCGCTCCGACATCTTGTGAGTCTCGGCAATCCTGACCATCGTCCACTTGGAACCGAAGTACCACCAGATGAAATCCCCCATCTGCTGGTTGCGCGTAATCAGCCTGGCGATAGTGGCGTCCACAAGCATTGCCGTGTCATCGGTGATCACATAAGTCGTTGTGCTCGGCTCAGGGCAGCACTGGTTCTTCAAGGCAGCCAGCGGGGATACGTAGCGCGGAACGCCCATGCCAGACATTCGCCAAGAGCCCCAGTTTTCCAGCAGGTATTCCGTATCGCCCAGTGGTTTGTCGACATAAGTTCTCTTTTTCAAGCGGCTTTCCTCGGGTCTGGGTCGTTCATGCCGAAGAGTTCTTTCAGCAGTTTGTTGGCTATGGAGCTTTTAGCGTTGCCCTCGGCAATCCAGGTCCTGGCGAAAGCCTCGAAACCGGCGCTTGATCTTGATGCATGCCAGTCGCAGACGACGTCCATCAGCGCTGCCGAAGCCATCCGGCCGTTGTTGGCTTCAAGCAGCTGGCGGTTACCGATCTTGAGAAACTTGCACTCGATGGCCGTCAGGCTCTTGCGCGGCAGTGCCGCAGTCACATTGTTCATAGCGCGCGGCTCCAGACCTGCAGCGGTTTATCGGGGTTCTTGTCTTTGCGTTCCTGAATCGATACGGCTCGCGCCCACGACTCATAGGCTTCAGCGGGCGAATTGCCGGCTCCCGCCCACGGATGCCCCTTGGCGAAGCACCACCACACACCGTTTTCCCGGTGAATCCTCACCTTGGGCACCCGACCAGTGAAACCCACCCTGCCTCGCGTCAGCCAAGCCTGAACTGTCGGCCAGATGATTTGCTGCTCGGGCTTGCTGAACGCAGTGCGGTAGCCGCCTCCGTGATCCTCGGCTAACCCCCAGTCTTCGTTGGCCACCCAAAGCTTGAAGCCGCTGGGCACGTGCTGGAGCGTGTAGCCCTTATGTGACCAGGCCCAGTCCTCGGGAAAGTCACGCAGCGAATCGGCTATGCGCTGCGCCTCGGGGTATTCAGCCACTACAGCCTCCACGAACGTCTGCTTCTCATCCAGCGAGAAATGCTTCCCGCTCTCAAGCAGTTCGGCCAAGGCTGACGGCGTGACTGTGTTGCGCGGCCTTAACCAATCAAAAAGCCTCATAGCCGTTCCTCCCCTTCGAGCGACTTGCGAATGATGAGCGACCCATTTCGACCTCTTCCTCTGTTGCATGTGGATTACCGGCGAAGTTCACGAACCGCCCGTATTCGCCCTGCTGCTGGAGCAGGCAACTACCCGCCCGTGCATGGCGGCTCTTTACCTGGATGATCTCGGTGACACCGTTCTGCCCCGCCTCACTTTCCGGATCACGGTGCAGCATCAGAATGCAGCTGGCGTCGGCCTCTACCTCGCCGGAATCCCGCAGGTCGGACATCTGAGGCTTCTTCCCGGCGCGCTTTGCGTATTCGCGGTTCATCTGGGCGAGAGCAATGACGGGGATGCCCAGCTCCTTGGCCAAGCGCAGAAACGCTTTGCTCGTAGCACCCACCTCTTCACTTCTCGATCTTCCTGGCTTGTCAGGCTTCACGAGCGACAGGTAGTCCACCATGATTCCTGCAAGGCCGTGCTTGCGCTGGCAATCCCTTGCAATAGCGCGTATCGCGGACGCGCTAAGGTTCGGGTCATCGTTTATGAACATCGGCTTGTCGAGTGTCTGGGCAGCTGCGCTGGTGACGCGCGCCCAGTCATCGTCCTCCATCTTGGTGGCCGGCTCATCCAACCGGGAAAGCTGAATGCCACCCAGGGACGCAATGGTGCGAAGGCCCAATTCTTCACCGGGCATCTCGAGCGAGAAGACCAGCCACGGCTCGCCCTTCTTGACCGCGTTGAACTGCGCCATTTGCAGGGCAAGCGTGGTTTTGCCGGACGCTGGCACGCCCGCGATGATCGTCACCTTTTTGGGCCTGATCCCGCGCATCAAAGCATCCAAGTCGACAAGGCCGGTTGATTGCCATGACGGTGCCAGTCCATTTGCCTTGTCATTGACCGACTCAGCAGCCTGTAGAACGTAATCCGAGACAGGCAAATACTTTGGCGTGTCGGGCTCCAGGTCACGGAGATCCGCGGTCGCCTGCTGGGCCAGAGCCACGATTTCGGCCAGCGGCCTGTTTTCACTGGCCGAATCCCTGATCACGTCCGCCACCTCAACCACCCGGCGTAGCGCTGAACGTTCCAGCACGATGCGTTGATATCCGGACCAGTTCGCGGTGCTGGGGATGTTCTTGGCGATCTCTGATGCGTAGGCCAGCGTCCGCTCACCGCTCGGCAGCTCCGGGTGCTCGACACCCACAGTCACCACATCGATCATTTGACCGGCAGCGTGCGTATCGATGATCGCCTGATACAGCGCGGCGTTGTCGTCATAGGCGAAGTCGGCCGTCGTGATCCGGGCGGTGATGGCGTCGAACAGGGAGGCGTCCAGCAGCAGTGCGCCCAGAAGGCCATGCTCAGCCTCAAGGCTGTAAAGTTCGCGGCTCATGCGGCACCTCGCGCAGACGGCCAGCGGAACACGCAGACCAGCCCGCCACGATCGCGCAGGCGGTCCACAGTGCGATCACCCATGCTCAGCTTCAGGTCGGTGATGCTCAGGTTGCTGACGATGATTGTCGGCTTGAGCTGCTCGTACCGCCCGTTGATCACCTCGAACAATGTCGCGCGCTCGAAGTCAGTTCCGTTCTGTAGGCCCACCTCATCGATCACCAGCAGGTGCGGGGCGATCAGATCGGCGTAGACCTGCGACTCGGTTTTCGTTGGGGAGCCGAACGTTTCCTTGACGCTACGGATGATCGTCCCGGCCGTGGTGTAGCGCCCAGTCGCGCCCTGGGAACCGAAATACCGGATGACCTGCTGCAGGATGCCCGCGGCGAGGTGCGTCTTTCCGGTTCCCACCTGACCGAGCAGCATGACGCAGCGCCCGGCCTGATAGTTTTCGTCGAAGGCCTCCACGAAGCTCGTGGCGACGTTCCAGGCTTTGACCTTGGCGTCATCATCACCAGCAACCCAATTTTCAAGGGTGGCCTGCTGGAAGCGGGCCGGGATGCATGTATCGAGCAGGCGAGCGTTCAACAGGCGGTCAGTGTGTACCAGCGTGCCGCCTGAGCGGATGCTGATGTCAGCTGAGTGCCGGTTATCGAACTCGCAGCGCGGGCAGCCGTACCAGATCGGGTCTGCGCCGAACTGCTCTACCAGCGCGTTGGTGTACTGGCCGTGTATCGAGCAAACGCCAGGGCGCGTGTCGACGGTGTAGCGCGGTTGAGTGGTCACTGGCCATCTCCCGCAATCCGGTAGTTACCGTTGGCGTCCAGCTCCAGCCCGTCGGTGTGGTCCACCTGATCGAGCTGGCTGTGACGAGACGGCTTTCCGTTCTTGGCGCTGGTGCCTGGCAGGACAGACTCTGGGAACAGTCCAGTCCAGCCGTTGCTGATCGACTGGTTGATCACTGCGTCAGCGTCTGGATGTCCTGCCAAAGTCTTGGCCTGCTTGGTGCACGTGGTGGCGGTCAGCGGCTTGCGGATTTCCTTGCGGTGCTGGCACCAGTCAGACCACGCCGATTCGCTGACATTGGCCGGCTTGGAATTCAACGGATCAAACTTCAGTGTCTTCGCTTTCGTCCGCGAGGGAGCGTTAGCGACCATTGGTTCTTCATCAGATAATTCAGTAGAAGAATCCTTTATTAAGTAGTGGTCGGTTTTCCGTATAGACGGCTCACCGTCTATACGGTCGGCCGAATGTTCGGAAACCTGTAGGTTCGGTTCGTAGTGAACAATGATCCGCTTACCAAGCATCTTGCCAGTGCCTTCCTCGCGGATGATCTCGTGGCTCAGCAGACCTAGACCTTTCAGGTGCGTCATGGCCTTCCAGTAACGATCACGTCCAATGGAAAACCGATCCTGTAGGTAAGAAGCGATGACCTTCCAGTCGCTCGAACGGGTTTGCAGATAGGCCCAGATGGCCAGAGCGTCAGGGTTGACGATCATCGCCACCACATCGTTGCTGACGGAACTGTAAGGGGCCTGCTTAGCGAACAGCTCGGTCGGGGTGGCCTTCTGCACATTGATTTGCTTTTTCATCACTGCAAGGTCTCCGAGCCAGTGCCCCGCATCCTGCCGACAATCACTGCCATGTCGGTCAACGTCCCTCCAGAGAGGCGCAGGACCAATTGGCGCATGGCAGTTGTGACGTTGATCGCTTCCACGGCAAGCGTTGCGGCGATCTGGGCATTGTTGGCGGAAAGTGTCGCATTCGTGCCGAGGCGGATCTGCTCTGCAGAATTGAACGCCATGCATGCCAACGCCAAATCACCTTGCTCGTTGAATTCCTCTGGGGGCGTGGGCGCAACGAGCGACCTGGCTACCGGGATATGCATATCTGGCGGTTGCTCACCGGCCAACAGGCATCGGCTCTCCACCTCTCGGTGATCGTCTGACACCTTCTTGGCGTCTCCGCCGGTACGGCGCTCAAACAGCACCTTGAGCGCCCAGTACGCGCCAATCAGATCGATGTAACTATCGTCACGCTCTTCGATTTTTCCGCCATCGTTGAGGAACTCAACCGCGTCCTGCACGCTCTGGAAACATTTAAGCAACAGGGCCGCGTCAGTGAATCTTTCGAAAAACGCCTGATTGATCGTGTCTGCTGACGTTAGCTTTGGGAAAAGGTTGATTACATTGCTCACAGCACACGCTCCAGGCGCTGAATCAGCGTCCGCATTTTGCGCTTGGTGCTGGTGGTCAGATAGCGCGCCGCAAGCCAGCGCTGGAAAGCAGCATCGGTGAAGCGCAATACACCGCTGAACCGGTCATCCTCGGGGTCTATGCGCTTGCGTGGCTCATCGGGGTACGGATGCCCGTATGCGGTGAAGTAGGTCTTGTACAGAACATTCAACTCACGACGCAGGCTGTTGCGCTGCGTCTCGGCCTGCTGGTAGTTCACAGCGGCCTCGGCGATCTGCCCCATGAGTTCGTCGTAGGTAATTTTCTTGCTCACAGGGGATTCTCCGGATTGAATTTCTCGTAAAAAAACTGCCCATCCCACGTCTTTTTCATGGGCAGTTTCAAGGCCATGTAGAGGTCGAACAGCTTCTTGGTGCCTTCCTCCAGCATCACTGGCGCGTAACGGATGAACGCAGTGACGCCCTCTCCGCTGACCTTGACTGGTTTCTCGGTAAGCCACTGTTTCGACCGGGCGATGCTGTACACCCGATACTTTGGTGAGTGCTCCGGGTCTTTCTCTGTGTTGTAGATCCACCGCAAGTCCAGCAGCACGGCATTGATCTGCTGGCTGTTAACGCCATTGAGGCGCTTGGCGAACTGGGTTGGCGTCTCGCCCGGCATGAAGAGGTTTTCAAGTGCCTCGATCTTCTTGGCCTGTTGCTGGTTTTCCAGCGCGAGCACCTCGTTCTTTTCTTCCAGATCGGCAGCTAACCGCATAGCCTCGGCGCGTGTCTGAGGAACAACAAACGGCGACGGTCGGAAATAGTTGGCGACCAACTGGCGCTGGACGGTCCAGGCCAGATCGTCAGTCAGAGACTTGACGAGCATCAGGTAACCCTGCTCAGTCAGGACGATCAGGCCGCGATTAGGGATATCAGTCTCTAAACCGCGAATTTCGCTGTTTTGAGCGCGGGAAATGATGAAGTAGTCAGACCCCTCCAGCAGCCGACTGCGATGCTCCCGAAAATTGCGCCCGGCGGTGTCATCTGGCCGCTGATGCACCTGATCGATCATGGCCAAGGTGACAACGCGCTGGCCGCGATACTCAACGATTGGCATTGAAGTGTTGTTGATGGTGATCAGGTTCATTCTGGCACCCCCAAGCCCTGGGCCATCGACTGAAGGTCGGTATAGGCAGCCATCGCAATAAAGCGGATAGCGGCCTGTACGCCGGCCTCACATCTGCAGCTCAACTGCTCGTCGCTTTCGCCTTCATCGGAGCCTTCGCGGGCAACAGTGTTTTCTGCCAGCACTTCAGAAAGAATTCTGATGGTGTCGAGGGACTCGGCGATCCGCTTGGCGACGCGGCTGTAATGCTCTGGATTGCTCACTGGGCACCTCCAGAGCTCGCGCCACGATTTGCAGAGGTTACTTTTCGTGCAGCGGAACTCATGTTGTCCAGCTTATGGGCGGCGGCGTTGCGCTCTTCCTGAAGCCTGCGGGTTAGGCTCGCCAGCTCTTTGAGCAGCCAACCGATACCCACCGCGCATTCGGTGGACATCTCGCCCCCCTCAGCCAGCCCCATCATTTCGCCGATCGCCTCAATGCCCGAAGTCAGGGTGTTGGCAGTCTCTCCAGATGCCTGTTTGATGCGCTTGAGCTGTGTTACTTGATCGGCGGATAAGTTGGTCCTGGAGGCTTCTGCCGGGAAATGCGCTTCAACATCGATGATCAGATCATGCAGAGATGGGATGCTCATTGAGCACCGCCCGAGCGTTCAGCTTCCATAATTCCGACTACAGATGCGTCGATGAGAGCCTTAGCGCTTATCAACTGTTGCTGAATGAGGTAGACCCCGCTGGTTTTCAGACCAGTCTCTTCGTCGTAATAGTCACGAATGAAAAGAAGGACCTCGGAAAGCCATGCGGAGCTCAGCTCCATTGCATCAAGCGCAGGTATACCGGAGCGGACTTGAAGGAATTCGTCCTTTCCGTGGTCGATAACTTCGAAAGGCTGGGTCACTGCTACTTGCGCCTTCTTCGGCGCGGTGTTACTTTTTGGTTGCGACATTGCTTCGTCTCCTACAGACGATGTTGTACGAAGACCCCTGCGAAGGGTCTGGTTAAGAAGCCCGCCTGCGAAGCGGGCTTTTTTGTGCGCGGCCGAAAGTCGGCCGGTAAAGCGGCCTGGCTAGGAACTCATGCTTGCACCTGATCACTGGATGTATGAACAGAGCCATCAGGCCCAGATGCAGGATGCGAATAAGTTTGCGATGATTTGTCCACGGTCTGCAGAGCTACGGCCTCAGCGATCAGTGGGCATAGGTCAGAAGCGGTTACAGCTCCCAAAGTCTTTTTGTGGGCGAGGATCGCTTTACGAGGGCTGATGGTTTGCTGGCCGGAAAGCCAGTAAGAAACCGTAGCTTGCGAGACGCCCAATTCTTGGGCTGTCGCCGCCTGGCTGCCGAAGTGAGAAATAAGAGAACTGATAAATACGCTCATGAAGCAACCCCTGATAAGTCTTTTTATAGACTGCACAGAAGCAGACTTCTTTGCAAGCTCATAAGCATTTTTATAGGATCAACGGATGGACCTCTCAGAACGCATCAAGACAGCACGCACGCGCGCCGGCCTCACCCAGAGAGAGGTCGCTGAACGCGTTGGCATTGCGCAGACTGCGATTAGCCAGCTCGAGTCTGGAAAAACACAGCGCTCAACCTACCTCTTTCAGATCGCAGAGGCCTGCGGGGTTAGCAGTGTGTGGTTAATCGCGGGAGCGGGTGCCATGGGCACTGCCGGTGACAGCTCGATAGACGCTGAGATGGAGAGGAATTTTAAGGAAGGTTATGAGGAAGGGCTGAAGCTGCAGAAAGACGCGACGCATGAAGGGCATGGCGCTTATACCGCCCAGGCCATCGGTGAGAATGAGCTGACCGAGGACGAGGAAGTTGTGATTCCCTTTCTGAGAGAGGTGCCGCTGCGTGAAGGCAAAACCACTGTCGAGTCTAGTGATGCCACAATGGTTAAGTTCACAAAGCAATCGCTCAATGCACGCAACGTCAACCATCAGGACGCCGTATGTGTTGAGGTCAACGGAAACTCTATGGAGCCGGTGCTTCTGAACGGAAGCATCGTGGGAGTGAACACCGAGCAAACCGCCGTCACTGACGGCAAGATGTACGTTCTAAAGCACGCAGGCCAGCTGAGGGTGAAAACTCTTTACCGGCTTCCCGGTGGCGGCATCAGGGTGCGCAGTTTCAACCAATCGGAATACCCCGATGAGACTTATTCAGTAGACGAGATGCGCTCTGCGCCAATCGAAATCATCGGGAGAGTATTTTGGGCATCGACATTCTTCTGATCTGAAGCCCCAAAAAAAACCCGGCGTCGGCCGGGTTTTTTGTGTCTGGGCATCCTTTCCCGGGCAAAATGCGCACCTCAATAGCGCAACATAAAAATACTTATTGACCCATATCGATCAATCGACTTATATTTCCGTATCGAAAAACGTTACGGAAGCGCACACACACATGAGTGGATTTATCAAATTTGCAGGGCTCCAGGGTTCAACTGGGCTTCTCGCTGAGCAGGAAATGCGCGCTGCGCTGGCAATATGCTCTGGCATGTCCGGAAAAGAAGCAGCCCGTGCGATGAACTGCGCTCCAGGTACCGTCAAAAAGACCGTCGAACGCATTTTCTTCAAGCTTGGTGTTTGCAACCGGGCTTCGATGGTTGCCGAGGCTTTCAAGCGAGGCATCATTTCCCCCGCCGCAGTACTGGCGATCCTACTCGCCGCTCACAGCGTGATCGCCAGCGAACCTATGACGAAGGTTCGCCGCAGTGGCGGAAGTGAATCGAAAATAGAATCCCGCATTGCTGCAAGGCGAGTGGAAGCCTCGCTGGCCGCATAACCCAAACCTGATTTTGCGAAAGCCAAAAATCGCGGCAGGCCCTCGGCTTGCCTGTAGAAACCAAAAGGAGTTGCACCATGCTGTGTCTAACCCGTCGCTTCGGAGAATCAATTGTCATTGGCGACAACATCAAAATTACCGTGATCAGTGGCCGCGATGGCCAGATCCGTCTGGGCATTGATGCTCCGGCAGACTTGGCTGTCGACCGCTCCGAGATCCGTACCGCCAAGTTGGCCAACCCTCGCACCGGGAGCGATCGCTATGCAGCGGTATGAAGGCGGCAGCCGCGGTGCAGACAAATTTGTCGTGCGTCTCCCGGACGACATGCGCAGCGGCATCAAGTGACACCAGCATGAACACCGTCGTGATCCGTGCCCTTCGCCTGTACCTGCACGGCCAGGAGCGGCAAGAGCTCTTGCTTGATGCGCTGGCCAAGGCCGCTGCGCACGAAGCTGCAAAGGCTGAGCAGGAGCAGCAGGCATGAGCACACTCAGCCAAGGCCCCCAGTTCCATCTACGCACCGAGTTCGAAAGCCTGGGCGAGCGTCTGATCCGGTTCGGTCAGGCGCTTCAAGACCCGGCCACCACAGTTGGCCAACTCACCGGCCTGGCCACCTCATGCGGGATCGCACTCAAGCTGCGCACGGTCGCGGAATCGGGGGCGCGCGATGATGAAGGCTGACGCGTCAGTTTCGCCCGCAGTTCCAACCCTGACACGGCAGGAGTAGCAACCAATGCGCTACATGACCATCAGGAAATTCGCCAGCGAGTCTGGCTACAGCGAGGACGCTATCCGCTCGAAAATCCGTGATGGAATTTGGCGGCTTGGCGAAATCTGGTACAGAGCTCCGGATGGCCGGACGCTCATCGACATGGAAGGGTACGAGTCATGGGTAGAGACGGGCGGGGAGTTCGGGCGGTCTCCGATACGAGCATCGAAATCACGTTCATGTATCGGGGCGTCCGGTGCCGCGAGCGCATCACGCTCAAGCCCTCCCCCACTAATCTGAAGAAGGCCGAGCAGCATAAGGCAGCGATCGAGCATGCGATATCGATCGGCGCTTTCGACTACTCGGTGACGTTTCCCGGCTCGCCCAGAGCCGCGAAGTTTGCGCCCGAGGCGAACCGGGAAACAGTGGCAGGATTCCTGACTCGCTGGCTGGACGGAAAGAAGCGGCACGTATCAAGCAGCACGTTCGACGGCTATCGCAAGCTCGTGGAGCTGCGCCTGGTGCCGGCTCTGGGGGACCACATGGTGGTCGATCTGAAACGGAAAGACGTGCGGGACTGGCTGAGTACCTTGGAAGTCAGCAACAAGACAATGAGCAACATTCAGAGCTGTCTCAGATCGGCGCTGACTGACGCAGCAGAGGAAGAGCTGATAGAGGTGAATCCCTTGGCTGGTTGGACCTACTCGCGGAAGGAGGCGCCAGCCAGGGAAGATGACGTAGACCCTTTCAGTCCGGAAGAGCAGCAGGCCGTGCTGACGGCGCTCAGTGGCCAGGCACGCAACATGATGCAGTTCGCCTTGTGGACAGGCCTGCGCACCAGCGAACTCGTTGCACTGGATTGGGGGGATATCGACTGGCTGCGCGAGGAAGTCATGGTCAGCCGGGCAATGACGCAAGCTGCAAAGGGTCAGGCCGAGGTGACAAAGACTGCGGCCGGACGCAGATCCGTAAAACTGCTGAGGCCCGCGATGGAGGCGTTGAAAGCTCAGAAGGCGCACACTTTCTTGGCGGATGCAGAGGTGTTCCAGAATCCGCGAACGTTGGAGCGCTGGGCCGGGGATGGCCCAATCAGGAAAACGACGTGGGTGCCAGCAATGAAGAAGTCTGGCGTTCGGTACCGCCGTCCTTATCAAACACGTCACACGTACGCGTCTATGATGCTATCTGCCGGCGAGCATCCTATGTGGGTGGCAAAGCAGATGGGGCACAGTGACTGGACAATGATAGCAAGGGTGTACGGCAAATGGATGCCAGATGCGGATCTGGGTGCAGGTACCAAAGCCGAATCAATATGGGCTGGGCAGCCAAAATCCCACTTGTTGACATCACAGGCAACACAGGCAACTCGCGCGCGCTCCGAAAGAGCTGATGAATGAAAAGCTCAGGGTTGTCAGGCGCAGCCATTGCACCGGGCCAGATAGGAGATCAAACTGTGCCTCTCACAAAGGACTCAATTAGCAGATGTTTCAACACCTATCAATCTGCCCTCCGAAGCAAAAATCTTCGGCAAAATCGGGATTTGAAGCGTTTTATAGTTACTACGCAGGGTTTCCTGAGTCCTTCGCGCAGCCATTAATCGCGAGCGCAGGGCTGTCACGTGGCTCTGTAGTTTACGACCCATGGAACGGGAGCGGAACCACTACGAAATCAGCAGCTGCGTTGGGCTATAGAAGCATAGGCCTAGATATCAACCCCGTGATGGTCGTTATCTCAAAAGCGCGCCTACTGCCAATGTCAGAGATCCCTTGCTTGTTGCCACTAGCAAGGGAAGCAATACATAAAAGTCGGCTGTACGAGTCGATCGATAGTATCGACCCGCTTACACAATGGTTTTCGGCAGAATCAAGTTCGCACCTTCGAAAGCTCGAACGTGCAATCGCTGACCTCATTTTACCTTCACCCGAGGAGCAGGTTGAATATGATTTCGATATGTCAGGGATCGCAGCATGCCTGTACGTTGCTCTATTCGCCACGGGAAAAGAGTTAAGCAAATTTTTCCGCACAAGCAATCCTACTTGGACGCGCAAAGCCAAGAGCGAAAGCGAAAAAATTGTGATTTCTGAGCTGGAAGTGCAAAGAGAATTTATTGCACAGATCACCAGGCTGATAAAGGCCCACTCCGGTAATATGAGCCCGGAAATTAACGAAGGTATATCAGCAATCCGGGTAGGCGACTCGGTCCTATCGGACCCCGAGATCCAGGCAGATTTGATTCTGACTTCACCTCCCTACTGTACACGCATTGACTACACCGCAGCTACCTGCGTGGAGCTTGCATTATTGAGTGAACTAAGCGGCATTGATGTGCTGGCGCTTGGCCGCAAAATGCTTGGTACCCCCAAGGTAACGAATACGATTCTAGAGGAGTCTTTGCTTGGCGACCTCTGCATTGACTTTCTGCACCGAGTCAAATCGCACACGTCTAAGGAGGGTCTGAAGT